AAAATGGAAAACCTCAATACAAACATCTCTAATTGGTGGAGAGAAAAGATCATCCCTTTTTACGTGGCCTCGACGATCTATGCAATTTTCTACTCTTGGGTTAGATTCATCCGAGTCTGCTTATATAAAGAGAAAGTTGTTTAGTAAAATAGATGGAGTAGTTGCCGTCCCGTTTTGGATGGATCGAACTACTTTGACCGCCCAAGCAGCATCTGGGCAAGCAACTTTGAATGTAGGTTCTACTCAATATAGAAACTTCGAGCTTGGTGGACCTGTCATTATATTTAGTTCTATCGATTCTTATGAAATCGGTAGTATAATAAGTTTTACCTCTACCCAAATAGTTTTGTCGTCCAATCTTTCCTCAACTTGGGATTCTGGAACTGAGGTTTATCCTCTTTTGCAAGCTCAACTTTCTAAGGATCAAAAAGTTAGCATGAAAACTGCTGCTGTTGGTTCAATTAAGATATTAGTCGAAGAAGTTTTTGATCCAGATGTTGTGAAAGTATATTTTGGTGATGTTTCTGCATATCCAGAGCATATTTTATTACCAGTATTTGATAAAGAGCCGAATTGGATTAAACCTGTAAATGTAAATATAAATAAAGAAACTCATGTATTAGAATTTTTAGGTGCCAGATTAGTAGATAGTTTGTGGTATGAAGCATACATTGAGCAACAAGCCAGATTTGATTTCTATACTAAAGCAACTTTATATGATTTTTTAGATTTTTATGATTATATGAAGGGTAGGAAAGGATCTTTCTTTTCTCCTACCTGGCTAAAGGATATTGTGGTTACTTCTGCTATAGCTGCAGTAGATACTACTTTAAATATAGAGGATATAGACTTTGCAAGCTATTGGACAACGAACTGGGGTACGGGTTCTTACGCTGACTATATTGCTATAATATTTCCCGATAATACGCAAGTGTATCGTAGTATTACAGGAGCTCCTGCTTCTACTTCTATTTCTATTACATTAAATGATGCTGTAGGAAAAGCCTGTTCTGCTGATGAGTTAAATAGTTTGGTAGTTTGTTTTATGCCAATCTCTAGGTTTAGTTTAGATGAAGTAGAAATTTTATATCATTCTGAGAATATAACAGAGGTAACAGCAAAAATACGATCCATACCTTTGGACGAATCTTCCTCCTCTTCACTTTCCAGTTTATTTTCTTTGAGCTCAAGTTCTAGGAGTAGTTCCTCTTCATCTTTATCTTCATCAAGTAGTAGCAGGTCATCATCCTCCTCATCCTCATCTTCATCTTCGTCCAGCTCAAGTAGCAGTTCAAGTAGACCAAGTGATAGCAGTTCAAGTTCATTATCAATTTCAAGTTACAGTTCGTCAAGTCTTAGTTCTAGCAGTTCTAGCAGAAGTTCAAGTAGTAGTTCTCGATCCAGTTCGAGTTCTTCATTAAGTAGATCATCCACATCGAGTTCATCTTCCAGTTCTAGTTCTTCAAGTAGTAGCAGCAGCTCATCCTCATCGTCATTGAGTTCTTCATCGTCATCTTCCAGTTCTAGTTCTTCAAGTAGTAGTAGTTTATCTTCCTCATCCTCATTATCCAGTTCATCCAGTTCTCGATCTTCAAGTTCAAGCAGTAGTTCTCGGTCAAGTTCCAGTTCGTCGAGCAGTAGTGCTTTTAGTATATCATCAAGTTCAAGTTCCTTATCAAGTTCAAGTAGTAGTAGCAGTTCTCGATCAAGTTCCAGTTCTTCAAGTTCCAGTTCTGCTTCGTCTTGTGTTGTAACTTTACTCATGACTAATTTTAATGAAACAGCGATTGGTGATCAACCTTCTGATTGGACTGAGGAATGGAATGCCGAGGATGCTACAGCAATTACTATTGCTGAAGCAGGTGCTCAAGGAGGTAGAGTATTAAGATTAGATCACTCTGCTAATGATGATTATGTTATTTCTTGGGACGATGTTGGAGATATTGATGATGTAGAAGTATTGGTAAAAGTTCGTTTTAGCCAAGCACTTGCTAGTGTAGGAAGGATTTATTTGAGAGGTTCTGGTACGTCCGGAAATGAAACTGGTTATTTCGTATCATTGCAGGCAAATGCAAATAAGGCAATGCTTTATAAACATGTAAACGGTGTGAGTACTCAAGTATCTAATTTTGTGTTTAAGTATTTGGAAGTTGATACTTGGTACTGGATTCGATTTAGGGTAATTGGGGCATCTTTGAGTTTTAAAGTCTGGTATGATAGTGAATCAGAACCAGTAGACTGGGATAGTGAAAAAGATGACTCTGATATTGCTTCTGGTTGGGTTGGTATTGGTTCTTATACCGGAGATGCTTTTGACTGTGATTACTTTTCAGCAGCGTTCTACTGTGGTGGCGAGGCAAGCTTTTCTTCTATGAGTTCAAGTTCCAGCAGTTCAACAAGTTCATCTTCATTGAGCAGTAGTAGTTCGAGCTTGAGTATCAGTTCTTCGTCCTCAAGTTCTTCGTCATCAAGCAGTTCCAGTAGATCAAGTAGTAGTTCATCAAGTAGTAGTAGTTCCAGTTCGATGGTGATATAGTTTGGTTTGATAATGTATCAAATAAACTTATGCCAAATGCGGCATTGGTAGATGGAGTGATTCATTAATGAAAACGTTAAGTGTTGATTTTATAGCGAAGGAAGAGGGAGATCAAAGAGAACCTGGAGAAGTATACCATTTCTGGAGTGGTACTACTCATTATAGATATACCAGTGGGGATGTTGCCATTGTATATGCGGGTGAAACTTATGCTCCTGCCCCTATTCAAAGAAAAAAAGTATCTTGGAGTGATAAACTTGAGGTAAATACACTTGATATTACTGTATCGAGAGCTACTAATCCAGTTTTAGAATTCATACAAGTTGCTCCTCAAGAGCTGATATGGGTTTCTGTTCATAAAATACATAGAGATTTATTAATAGAAGAATCAATCCCTATTTTCCTTGGTCAAATAAAGGATTTTTCATTTAAAGGACCTGCCGTACAGGTTAAATGTGTTGCGTTTGAGAAATATTTGAATCAAGTAGTCCCTCGATATAGATACGGGCCTGGTTGTCAACATACTTTATATAGTGATAGGTGCGGGGTTGATATTAACAGTTTTAATTTGACACTTGAAGTAGAAAGTATAAGTGATGATTACTTAATTATATATTCAGAAGAGTTTGCCGGATATGACGAGGGTTGGTTTAACTTAGGTTTTTTGGTATTTGGCAATTACCAAAGGATGATAACAGATCATGCTGAGAACTACATAAAAATAAAATATCCTTTGATATATCTTTCTTCTGGAGATACTATTACAGTTGCTCCTGGGTGCGATAAAACAAGGGATACCTGTGAACAGAAATTTAGTAATAAAATTCAACAACTAGGATTTCCTAATATCCCTATAGATAATCCTGCTACTTGGAGTTAATATGAATAAAGAATTTTTTAGAAATGAAGAAAGAAAAAAACAGTTGTATAATGTACTTGAGAGTTGGAAAGGGACTCCTTACAGACACCTTGGTAAGATTAAAGGAGTAGCGGTTGACTGTATTATGGTTGTATGGGAAACAATGAAAGAACTTGGTGCTCTGGATGCTCACCTTCCTAATATTCCCATGAAACGAGGACGCATTGCCTATCCAAAATGGGCGTCTGTACATAGTGAAGAAGAAATTATTTTTAATGCACTCCGACCACTTCCTTATACTGTTGAAATGAAAAATCCAAAGGATTCAGATATAAAAACAGGTGATATTTGTTGCTATCGTTTTGGTAAATCATCTGGACATATGGGTATTTACTATGAAGGGTATTTATTTCATTCTGTAAGTAAAGCCCCTGCTTTATATATTATATTTACTGAGAGAAAGTTTAGAAAGAGATTAACTTCTGTATTTAGAATTATGGAGCATTGAGATGGGAATTAGTTTTGGAAATATTATTAGTGGGATTTTTGGAGGCATTATTGGATTTTTCTCTGGTGGTCCAGCTGGTGCCGCATGGGGTTTTGCTATTGGTTTTGGGGGTTCTCTTGCTATGGATGCCCTCGCTCCAGATATGCCTTCTCCTGGTCAACCTCAAACTGCAGACTTAGCATTTCCTTCTGCTGAAGAAGGAATTAATATTCCTGATATCCTTGGTACTACAAAACTGTCTGGCAATATTTTTGCATATTTTAATCCGAGAACCGTTGAAGTTTGGGAAGAAGGAGATAGTGGAGGATGTGGTGGTGGAGGTGGAGGAGAGGATTATCTTACAGGATATAAATATTTTTTATCTTGGGCAATGGGAATATGCATTGGTCCTACCGATTATCTTTATGCTATATATGCAGGAGATGATCTTATATATAGTGCAGAATTGGCAAGGCCAGTTTCTGGGGGGGTTCAGGTTATTACATTAGGTGATATGGATACTATTTGTGGTAATCCTTTACCGGACGATCAAGTGGAACAACTATTAACGGGAACGATTTATTTCTACTTCGGTACTGACGATCAAGCCATAAATTCTAAGATGGCTGCTAAAATACCTGATGTGCCAGCGTTTAGAGGACTATGTTATGCCTACTTTGACGATTGCTACATTGGTGATTATAATAGATTGCCTGCTATTAAGTTTATAGTTGGAAAAAGACCTGTATTAACTTTTAATGCAAACGAGTCGATAAATGTGTATGATGACGACGAGCCTGCTCATGCATATGATTATAATCCTGCTCATGCTATCTGGTATATAATGACTAATGACCTACATTCTGGTTTACCGGAGGATTTTTTGGATGCAAGTAATTTTTCCGATGTTGCCGATGTACTATATGAAGAACAGAGGGGGGTTAGTATTCTATTTGATAGACAGCAAACTGCACAGGCTTATATTGAGACTATATTAACCCATATTGGTGGTATAATGAATCCGTCTCTTGATGGGGATTTATCTGGTGAATAAATGCCTGTTAAGTTTAAAATAAAATTACTGAGGGATGATGGTGTAGTAGATGATATGCCCTTAATAGAGGATAAGGATTTAATAGAAGAACCACTATTTGAGAGATTAAATGTCGATCCTACTAATGATGTAAAAGTACAATATGTAAAGAGGATATTTGATAATTATCTTAGGATTACTCAAGAAGTATTAGAAGTTCTAAGAAATGTATCTCCTCAATTGATGGAAACACAGGAAGTCCTTGAGGTTCTTCTCAGTGCTGATCCGTGGCAGATAATAACTCAGGAGGTCTTGGAAGTACTGGCTGGTTCCTATTCTTCTAGTAGTTTAAGTTTAAGTTCGAGTTCTCTAAGCTCAAGTAGTAGTTCAAGAAGTTCAGAGTCGGTTAGTTCATCGTCAAGATCGAGTTCGAGTAGTTCAACTGTATTTTCCGATTTAAGAATTACTCAGGCAGTATCTGAAATTATTAGAGCAGGAGATTCCGATTTAAGAATTACTCATGCTGTCGCAGAAGTTATTAGGGCAGTTTCTTCAAGTAGTTCTAGTTCATTAAGTTCGTCGAGTAGTAGTTCATCCTCATCAAGCGGGGCTTCATTTTAAACTAAGGAGGTACTAAAATGTCACTTATATTATTTGAAGGATTTGAAAATTGTCAAGGACAGCCTGATTTGGTAGCTCTTAGAAACAGTAACATATCATCTATTTTAACAACTTATTATAGTACTACTACCGGTAGATTTGGGGCTCCTACTAGGGCACATCGAGGAAACTCAACCGACTATGTGAAATGGTTCTTAACTGATAGCTATGTGTCTGGAGTAGTTGGTTTTGCTATGAGAACTGAATCCTCTTGTACACCAACATACGATTTAGGTAGTCCTGTGTTGGCTTTATATAAAGGAGGAACAAATCAATTGCAACTACATGGAGTAGGAAACGAATTTCAAGTGTATAGATACAATATATATTTAGGTACGACTGTTGGAGCTAATCTTGGAATTGTTTGGAATTACTACGAAATGAAGTTTCTGATTGATAATGGTATGGGATATATTAAAATTGCTGTGAATGGAGATCATGATAATTTAATTCTCGATTTAACAGGTATTGATACCCAGTATGGTGATGAGGCTTCTATAGACGAAATACGTTTTGGTGGTCTGCATAATGAATGGACATACATGGATGATTTTTACTTTTGTGATTTAACTGGAGCCAAGAACAATGATTTCCTTGGAGAGGTCAGAATAGATGCAATACGTCCAAATGGTGCAGGAACTCATACAGATTTTACACCAAGTGCAGGAAGCAACTACGAAAATGTTGACGATAGTCCATACCCAGACGACGATACTACTTACAACGATGGGTCGAATGTTGGAGATAAGGACTCCTATGCTATGGAAAGCTTATCAACACTATCTAGTGAAATATTTGCAGTAAAATCACAGATAACCGTTAAAAAGTCAGATACCGGAACTAGAGCTTGCAAACTTTTAACGAAAGTTGGTAGTACAGAAGAACTTGGAGATGAGTTCACACCTGGTACTAGCTATCTAACACCATTTGAAATATATGAAGACAATCCTGACGATTCCGCTGCTTGGGAAGATGCAGATATTGATAGTTTAGAAGTTGGTGTTGAAGTAACGACGTAAATATAAGGAGTATATTATGTCTATTTTATTTGTAGACGGTTTTGATCATTATGCAACGGGTGATCTTTTAAAGAAGTGGGATGCAGTTGAACACCATTGGCAGGGCGGTCATAGCATTCAGGGATGGGGGAGCGGTAGGAGAGGCACTGGTCAGTGTCTTGCAATGGATGGGGGCATGGTTTATCATTACTTCGACGAAGAAAAACAAACAGTGATCACAGGATGTGGATTTAAGCTATCAGCTACTACTGCTGGGCTGAAGATAGGTCTTCAGTGGGGTGGTTATTATAATAGGCATTGTCAAGTCTATTTTAATGGTAGTAATGGGGTAATATATGCTTATAATGACGATGGCGAATTAGGCCATACTGAGGAGATAAATTTATTTACTCCTGGTCTTTGGTACTTTGCAGAAGTATATTTTTATATACATACAGATAATGGAATAATCAGAGTTTATCTCAATGGAGAACTAAAACTTGAATTTACAAATGCTAGAACAAGAGATTGGCCTAGTACATCACAATATGCCAATACTATAAAGTTTGAAGGCACCGGTACTTACTATAATACTTATATTGATGATGTTTATGTGTTGGATGGTGAAGGGGTTAAGAACAACGATGTGCTCGGGGATGTTGGAGTTTACACCTTGTGGCCCGATGGAGCTGGCTCATACACGCAATTTGCCCCGTATCCGAGTGCTCCTAACTATGAAAACGTTGACGATCTAAATGATATAGATGATGATGAAACTTATAATCAGTCGAATACAATTGGGGTAAGGGACACTTATGCGATGGAAGCCTTGGATATTTCCAGTACCGAGATATTTGGGGTAGCCCAGAACAGCTGCATGAGGAAACAGGAAGCAGGTATTCGCCATGCTAAACAGATATTAATGGTCGGTTCTACTATTGATGAAGGTGAAGAGTTGTTAATAAGTGATACTTATAAGGTCTATCAGAGGATACTTGAGTACAATCCAGACGACGATGAAGATTGGGAAGACGCAGATGTTGCAGGCACTCAGTCGGGGGTTGAGGTAGCATAATATGTCTATCAAATTTAAGTTGGAATTACTAAGAAGTGGGGATGTAGTAGATGATATGCTTCTAGTAGAAGATGATGATTTGATAAATCCGGCGACTTTTACTAGACCCTCTTTCATGAATACTATCAATGAAGTTAAGATTCAGTATGCTCAAAGATTTATAGCCAGGAAAAGTACAGACGATACTTGGTATCCAGACGTTGATGGTATTTTAGCTTCTCAGATACAATTACTAATTGACACACCTGGCAATGACATAGATAGCGAAGAGGATCTTCCTATGGGATTTGATATAAAAGAGGCAATGGTTCAGGCTGACGATCTTGCAAACAAAAGGATAGTGGAAAATACTCATTGCAGGTCTATTAGATTAATGATGTTTACTTGCACAGAGAACGCTCAATGGGCAGCTGATCGATATATTACTTATATGTCATATCCTTTAGCTACTTTAACTTTTATTGCTAACAGAAATCTTTTTAGATTGCAGGTAGGAGATAATTTCCGATGGAGAAATTCCCGTCTCCAGTTGAAGGAAATGGTTTTTAGAATAGTTGGTATTGGGGAAGAGAATTTAGAGAAAGAAACTATTGAGGTTACTGCTGTAGAAGACATTGAATATATATCAAATACAGTTATGTGGAATCAGAATATACCTACCGGTTCTGGAGCATCTGAAAGTAGGTGGAGCATACAGAAGTTAAATGATGTCGTTCTTTTTGAAGCCCCTTATGTTATTGCCGGTAATGAAATCCAATTGATTCCTATTGCAAGAAAGTATACGGGCAAGGAACAAGGATTTCAAATCTATATGAGTTATACTGGAGAGTCCTATTCATTGCTTGATACTATAAAGACGTTGTATGTAATGGGTACTTTGACAGAAGAATATCCTAGTACTACTTACGAACTTGATGATACTATAGGGTTCAAAGCCTACATACCAGATTTTGCTAGTCAGTTAACAGACATAACAGAAGTTGAGTTGTTTGGCCCTACTAATTTATCCATTCTAAGCCCTGTGAACGGATCGGAACCTGAAATTATAACATGGCAAACAATTACTGCACTTGGGGATGATGTATATGAGTTCATTGGTGTTTATAGGAATAGATGGGGGAGTCCTAGAAAAAATCACGATATTGGAACTAAGTTTTTCTTTTTAAGCACTTATTATAATGTTTTGAATGATGAAAATTTTACTTATGGAAATACAGTTTATTTTAAACTTGTTCCATTTTCGGGGCCGTTGATAGGCAGTTTATCTGAAGCAACAATACATTCTATTACTTTTGAAGGCTTATCAAGGCGCCCATACGATCCTGTTAATTTCGGTTGTAATGGTGTGTATGTAAACCCAGTATATACAAGTGATTGTACAATGACTTGGTCTCCCAGAGTTAGAGGAGATGGTTTAGGTTTAGGTAATCCCGATTATGTTGTTGAGAATCCTTCTCATGAAGGTTTATTCCAAATAAAGGTTTTTGTTAATGACGTTTTAGTTAGGACAATTTCTGGTATAGATGACGACGAATGGATATATACTTCTTCTGCAAATTTGACTGATAATGGAGGTGCATTAGCTGACATTATTACTTTTGCATTGAGGAATTATCTTACATATGATGATATTGAATATTCGTCTGATTGGGTTTATGTAACGGTAACTAAGGAGTAGAATAATGACTACGCCAAAACATGGTTTATTATCGATTGACTATTCTGTAACAGGTTGGAATGTTATATTTAACGCATTGGTAGATATGTTGGATGATTTGTTATTTACTTACTTGTTAGTTGAGTTGGGTGAAGATGTAAGTAAGTGCGATGCTTTGTATTGCCACACTGATAGTTTATGGTATAAAGCAACTGGTCTCAACGGTGAAGTGAGTCCTGGCTTTGCTAAAACCGCTGGCTCTAGTGGGGCAACTATCCAACTTCATATTAGAGGTACCATTACTAATAGTGGATGGAGTTGGACAATAGGAAGTAAGAATCCAGTATGGTTGTCTCCTACTACTGCTGGTGGATTGACTCAAGTTAGACCTGCAACTGGGGCAGGTGAGCAATGTATGGGGATTCCTATATCAGCAACTACTATACTTTTGATGGGGATTTCTGAACTTGAGTTTTTGGAATCATCAAGTTCTTCATCTTCTTCATCCAGTAGCAGCTCAAGCTTGAGTAGTTCATCAAGTTCCAGTAGTAGCTCAAGTTTGAGTAGTTCATCAAGTTCCAGTAGTAGCTCAAGTTTATCAAGTTCAAGTAGTAGTAGTTCAAGTAGTAGTTTTTCGGCAACACCATAAATTATTAACTTTTTAACTAAACGAAAGGAGAGAGTAATGACATCAAAAGTAAAAAAAGTACTTTTGGAAGAGGCAGCAACTCTCAACAAAGATCTTGAGTTCAAGAGATTGCAAAAAGGAAACTCTATAACGGACACTCTTCTCATATTCGGTTTTGAGAACGGTCATATCCACAGTGTCCTGCCAGATGACCAGATGGCAGAACATATGTTGAAGACTGTATTGAGTGGAGAATTTGGAATTGAGTTAGGACAGCCAGTAGATACCCCAGCTCCGTTACCACAGGTAGCAGAAGGGATAGTGCTTCCTACCTTACCAAGAAGAGCAGTATTTCATAATCGCCAGGCCCTTGGAGATATTCTTATATTCACTTGCGCAGTAAGGGATTTCAAGAAAGCTTTCCCGGATATAGAGGTTCAGGTGCAGTCCACTGCTATGCATATATGGGACTACAATACTAACTTGAACAATGAGGCCTGGCCGGAAGTAATTGATACTATGCGGTATTGGGATAAGAAGGAAGAAAAACCGAATGCCGATCAGATGTTGAAGATGTCCAGACAAGCCATGAAAGATGCTATAAAAGAAGATAAGCCAGTAAAGCTCTATATCGGTCCAGGAAAACTTACTAATGCTTCAAACAGAAAAGATTTACACTTTGCTAATGCCTATAGAATTTCTATGGAAACAGTATTGGGGGTTCAAATCCCACAGGGCCCCATTCGACCTGATATATATATGTCAGAAGAAGAGTACAATAATCCTTCTATAATTGAATCCCCATACTGGCTAATAACAGCAGGTGAGAAGGGGGATTGGACTTGCAAGACTTTCCCTTTTGCCAAGTGGCAGGAAGTAGTTGAGAAGCTGCCGCAGATAAAATTCGTCCAGCTTGGTAGCACTGGACATAAGCATCCTGAATTGGAAGGAGATAATGTAATCAATTTCATAGGAAAAACTCAAGATCGAAATACAGGAATAAGAGACCTGTTCAACCTATTCAACTACTGCGAAGGCTCAATGGGGTTAGTTTCCTTCCAGATGCATCTTGCTGGGGCGCTCAACAAGCCATGCGTAGTGATTGCAGGAGCAAGGGAGCCTGTCCATTTCACGAGATATCCTGGACAACAGTACTTGGCGACTGATGGATGTCTGCCTTGCACGG